TCATCACTCATATGTATGACCCCTTCCAAACCCATATTTTTATATATTTCAGGAAGTAGATGTTTATTTGTGATAACAAGTTTATCTTCTATAGAGAGATGGTCAAATTTGATGCGATGAATACGGTCTAATAAAATCTTATCAATAGAATCCACATCATTATATGAAAAAATAAACAACGCCTTTGACAAATCCAAATCAATACCATTAAAATATTTGTCTTGAAACTCATCATTCTGCGTCTGGTCTATTAAATGCGTCAATATACCAATAATTTCCTTACCATGTTCTGTGCGACTGACTTTATCCAGCTCGTCAATGAAAATAATCGGGTTCATACATTTAGTTTCCATCAATATATCCACAATGCGTCCCCATGTTGAACCGACATATGTATAATTATGTCCGTCAAGTGTGCTTCCATTAGATGAACCGCCAATCGCAATGAATGAAAATGGGCGTGAAACGCCTTCGGCGTCTTTTAAACAATCGGAAATACCCTTTTTGGCGAGAGATGTTTTTCCAACACCAGGTGGGCCTTCAAATCCGAAACAATAACCTGATTTTTCACCATTTATCCATTGTCCTATAATTCTCTCTACTTGTCGTTTTGCCTTTTTATGACCATACACCGCATTATCTAATGTTTTTGAAACTTCCGACATAAATGTATTCACATATTCATTCTTTTGTGTAATTGTATCTAACACATCATCCACATATTTTATAAGATTGTCTTGTTGCATCGGTGATGATGATGACGACGCGTTGTTGTTGTTGTTATATACAGTCCCAAACACTTCTTTCTTCATTTCTTCTATTGCTGATGCTGATGCTGATGCTGATGCGGTGGCAGATTGCGAATTATCTACAGCACCAACCGACATATACAAATGCGACGATATTTCAGACAATCGTTGTAATACGCATTTCTTAGACGCAATGACCGCATCAATAAAATGATAAATGTGTTCTCTCATATAATCCGTCTTTTTCCCCGAGTGACACAATTTCGGATGTTCTAACACGTGAGTTTTTATAATCCCATTGATATAGCATGTCGCATCAATCAACGCATTTCTTCGCATATTCATAATCACCGACTTGATATTATCCACCATCTGATGCTCTATAAATGTCTTATAAGACGCATTCAAAATCGCGCTATATTTACGCATTTCAACACTGTTATATGTGTCCTTCACACACATCTTCACCACATCTTTATAAGGCGACTTTTTCAGCCTATCAACCACATTGTTGAATAACGCAACACTTTCACCCATGACACACAATATCGGTTCATTCTTGTATATTCCAAAAGGGATTTTCAAAAGGCCTTCCAAATATTGTCTTGCTTTAGACCCCGAATCTTCCGATTTGGATTTCACCTCTTTCAATTTCAACATCGCCTTCTCTTTAATGGTATCGCTCGCTTTCATCAAACAAATTTGCTGCTCTAATGGTATTTTGTTATTGTCAAAATTAGAGAGATTGTTCGTATAATGAATCGTCTGCTTCATCGCCTCTCTGAAATACTTCTTAATATTCCACGAAAAACTGTCAAATAACAGCGTCTGCTCGGTTGTATCTATACTACCATTCATATCGTTTGACAGGAGGTCATACAATAAATACGCCAAATACTGGAACTCGTGTTCGTTGGATTTCAACAACAGCTGCATAATAAGTGACCGCTGCGAATAAATATCGCTCGCCATAAAATCCTTCGTTACATTGGCAATCGTTCGCTGCTTAATAAGTCCAATATGCGTAATATAACCGATATATCTATTATACAACTCTTGATTCGTGTATATCAACAAGTCTTTTAATGTGATACTTTTCACATATCGGTCAAACGAATTCATCGCGAATTCCGGGTCTTTCGGCTTATCTTCAACCAGCGTTTTCATTCGCAATTCCACGAATGGGTCATTCACGCACTCCAACATGATGTCATCCACAACTGCGCTGACAATGAGCGTTTTTCGCTGTTCTTTATTTTGAATGGAGAACTTGATGCCATAGACTTTCATTTGGAATGTTTTACTGGTGCGCGCCAAATCAAAACAATCCAAATTGTCGCTGGACTCCACAATCATAAAATTTTCAATGATTTTGTTCTTTTTTAATATATTGTCTTTCATATCGTCTGTTGCGACGGAGGGGTCGGCTTTCCATGTCATAATTTTATAGCCAATTGGATGGACGTATTTATTCATGATGGAATACTTGTGGGTGTATTTGTTATTTGTCATATGTTTATTCACATAGTCGGAGCCGAAACATATCTGGATAAGGTCGCTGATAGTATCAGTTCCGTATGTTTTGAAAACGGTGGATATGTCATTTATAATATCTTGTAATTTTTGGATATATACATTTTCATCAATCTTTTCTCTCTTTTTGATGACGGATGAAATGGATTGGAGCGTTGCGAAAATCGTTTCTAATGATTGTCCGCATATATTTAGCTCATTTGCGCCGATAACATTCATGGTTTTATAACGCTGTGAAGAGAGAATTGTCTTTTTTACGATTTCTTGAAGAGAATTGATTTTTTCTTCAAACATCATATATAGATTTTCATTATTCTTCTCTTTTTCTATAGGAGAAATATTTATTTTTATATTTTCTCCTTTTGTCATTTATATATTTATACCGATTATAATATTTAGAGATATTTTTATTTACGATTCGTGGTAAAAATATCTTTATTCATTAGCGATTTTCCCTAAATAGTAAATGAAATATACATAAACACTATTTTGATATTATATTTAGTTCATATCATACGCACTTCATATCATACGCACTTAACATATGGGTATTCCAAGTTATTTTTCGCATGTTGTTCGCCGTCATAGGCAAATTATTAAAATGTTAGGTAAGCCTGTTGAGGCAATACATAGGCCGCCAAAGGCTGAGGCAATACATAGGCCGCAAAATGCTGAGGCAATACATAGGCCGCCAAATGCTGAGACAATTGAAAATTTATACTTGGATAGCAATTCTATTATATATGATGCTTTGCGTGTTGTAGAAAATCAAGACACATCTGATTTTGAAGAGAGATTGATTAAACAAGTTTGTCAAAAAATAGATTTTTATATTCGTAAAATAGGGCCGACGCGAAAAGTGTTAATTGCGTTTGATGGAGTCGCACCAATGGCGAAACTGAATCAACAACGCACCCGAAGATACAAAACATGGTATCTGTCTGAAATAAAAAAGAAGGTTATCGCGCAACAACAACATTCCGAAACGAAATGGAATACATCGGCCATCACACCTGGAACATCATTTATGGAAAAATTGAGTAAGTTTATTAATGTATATCCATTTTGGAAAGGGAGCAATCGTGTTAAGGTATTGATTCTATCATCGGATGAAGTGGGTGAAGGAGAACATAAAATATTTGAATATATACGCGCTTATCCGGAATATCATAAAGATACGACGACTGTTATTTATGGTTTGGATGCGGACTTGATTATGCTTTCATTAAATCATATAGATTATACGAAACAATTGTATCTTCATAGAGAAACACCCGAATTTATTAAGAGCGTTGATTCGTCATTAGATAATGAGGTTGATTATTTATTTTGTATTCAAACATTGAACCGGGCGATTAGGGAAGAGGTTCCTTGTATAGGGGGTGCGTCAAGCACCCCCTATGTGATGATGTGCTTCTTTCTCGGCAACGACTTTTTACCACATTTTCCGTCATTGAATATCCGCACAAATGGAATAGATAAATTGATGAACGCATATAAGTTGGTAAAATGCCCGCCTTTTTTTACTTTATCTAATACAAGTGCTAACAGTGCTACAAGTGCTAACAGTGCTACAAGTGCTAACAGTAATACAACTTTCCACTGGAAAAACATCAGAACATGGATTGATGTATTGGCAAAACAAGAACACGATAATTTAAAAGAGGAATATGAAATGCGTTCAAAATACAGATTTCCGCCAAGCAATAAAGACGACACATTAGAAGAAAAATACGAAAAGCTTATTTTAAATATGCCATTGAGAGAACGAGAAATAGAAGAATATATCAATCCAAATGAAGCCGGATGGGAAAAGCGATATTACAGAGCATTATTTGATATTGACATCACTGACGCAAGACGAAAAGAAATATGTATGAACTATTTGGAAGGACTTGAATGGAATATGAAATATTATACGAGCGGATGTCCTGATTGGAATTGGTGTTATAAATATGATTATCCGCCATTGCTTAGTGACCTCATAAAATATGTTCCCTATTTTGAAACGACACTGATTAATCCGACGAATATTAAAACATACGCGGTGTCGCCTTTAGTTCAGTTGTCGTATGTTCTTCCACGCGCGTCGTTGTATTTATTACCGGATGTGCTTCATCGTGCGCTTTTAAAGACACATCCAGAGTGGTATGTATATGAACAGAACCCTTTAGTGTGGGCGTATTGTAAATATATATGGGAGTCGCATGTCAAACTACCCGAAATCAATATAAAGGAATTGTCAAAAACAGTTGAAGGTGTTGTGACGAAGTAAAGTTATTTGTATTTGTAAATGTAAAGACTTAAAAACAATGACATAATATTATACAAATGTCATTGTCAAGAGAAGTTGAACCATCAACACAACCTATCAAAAATGTATTTTTAGAATTAGATGTAGATGAATTTAAAAAATTAAGAAGCGAACTAAATAACGAAACAATTTTGATACGATTTCAAGCCACATGGTGTGCCCCTTGCCGAAAAATCAAACCTCTTTGTGAAGAATGGTTTGCCAAACTTCCATCCAATGTTATTTTGTTTGACATTGATATTGACGATTCGCTTGATTTATATATGACTCTTAAGAAATACAAAATGGTAAATGGAGTGCCGTCCATTTTAGCATATCACACAAGACCAACCGAGAATGATAAATGGTATATTCCAGATGATTCTGTTGTTGGTGGTGACATAAATGGCGTAGATAAGTTTTTTGAGAGAGTTTGTGCGCGAAGTCTAAGGGGTTAGTGCTTCCGCACCCCCTATATGCGGACTTCAAAATATATTTTTTTATATGGTTCTAATAATATTCTTTATTTTATTAGAACTGTTTTTGTAAAATGAATAACAAAGTATCACCAATTATACTTCCAGTTGTTCCTGTAAATATTCCAACTCGTTTTTCATTAATAGATACAACTGTTCGTAAAAGAACAACCAATACACCTTCCCCTCCATCCACTCCGTCGCCTGAAATACATATAAAACCGCCACCTCCAACACCAAGTCCTGTTATTTATGGTAATGGCAATGATAATAAGCCTTATGGCAATGATAATAAGCCTTATGGCAATGATAATAAGCCTTATGGCAATGATAATAAGCCTTATGGCAACATAGGCAACATAGGCAACATGCGCAGAGATAGAAGGTTATCAATCATGATAGATAACATAAGCGCAGCAAGTGTAAGCGCAGCAAGTGTAAGCGCAGCAAGTGTAAGCTCAGCAAGTATAAGCGCTACCGCAGCAAGTGTAAGTGCTACCGCAGCAAGTGTAAGTTCTACAGCAGCATCCATAGCAGAACTCATTATAAAATACGACACGGAGTTTGAAGTATTATATGACCGAATAAAGAGCGCAAAAAACACGCCATC